GTTCGATGACTCGAAATGGACCGGGGAATCAAGACTCATCACGAACGCGATGAAACTGTCACCAACCTGGACGCATACATACGGATCGAACGAACCTTCGTATTCTCGCTTCGACGTAATCCTGAGCAAAGCAGCGTTCACCGGAATACATTCCTCGATGTTTGTCGCCACGGGGCGGACCTTATAGGTCTTCCCGTTATGGACTACATCCATCGGGACATCGGAATCGCCAAACCTGAACAGGAAATTCTTCTCGCGAGAGCTTGCCGCCACGATTGTGCGGGACACCAGATTGATTTTCGTGATGGGGATGTTTTCATACTTGGTCCCGACAAGATCAGTATGCTGGATATTATACCACACTCGCTGGTTCGACGTGCTGGAGAACGAGAACAGCTTATCGACACCTCGGACAATGGTATATTCGGCGAGGACGTTACGTGCGCACGAAAGATATGCCGCGATGACCGGGTGACCGCTACGGGCGGCAATCGTGCACATGACATGGGACACGGAAAGGAGAGCACATGTACCGCGATACCCCAGTGGTGCGCTGCTGGTGTCGGCCGTCACAAGCGCCTTTGCCGCGCGTTTGAGATTGTCCTTGACCGACAGACGACGGCTGAACTTCGGCATGCCGAGCGAGCTTACTATCCTGTCGATGTCAAATATGAGGTTCGTTGCGGAGGTCTCGTCATACTTCATCATACGATGTCCCCCCTGAACTTGCGCACCAGGTTATAGATGAAACGCCCCGCGAAAAACGCGATTGCGACGAGCTGGATGCAGTTGATGATTTTCTGATGTGTTTTCATGTCAAACCCTTGAAAATGCAGTCGCTTCGGTTCCCCGCTACCATATCCAACGGGAACCGCATTTGGCTTCCGGTCTAGTCGGGCATCGCACGGACCAAGCAGTATAGGGAGTGACTGTTGCGAACGTTGTAACTTTAAGAACTTTACGAACGCCCTCGGAACACTTTCCTGTCGCCGTGCCGTACCTGAGCTGAACGGAACTAGCCGGACCGGTCGACACCAAATTTCCTCGTAGCGTTTTGCACATGCCGTGCAGCAACGATCTTCTTTGGTGTGCGACGTGGTGGCATTGGCCGGAGCCGTTGCGACCGTTAATTAGTGGCTTCTTCCTTCCCCAGGCCGATCTTCTTGGCGATTTCTTCGTCGAGCGGGAACTGCACAACGGTTTCCGCATTATATGCAGAAAGGGCGTCTTCGAGCGTGTTCTTCTGGTTGATGTCGGTCATGATACGCTTTTCGAGGAACTCCGCGGACGGTGCGGTGCGCTGGAGCTGCGTAATGATGTAGTTGCCGTGGACCTGGTCAAGGACACGTTCGGAAGTCTTGGCATCCTTTGCTCGGGTAAGCATGCTCTGCTCGATGCGGAGGGCAGCGTCAACGCGGGCAATGTCGGCAAGGAGATGCTGGCCATTGCCGTTCACGTCCTCGATTGCCTTCACGACAATCGACTTGGCGTAGAGGAGCGCGTCATAGAACGCAAATTCTTCCTCGATACTGGACTTGTTGAGACGTCCATTGACATCGGCAACGGCTTCGTCATAAGCATAGGTAGGGAACTTGATGAGCAAGTCCTCTTCCTTGCGGATTAGGTCGCAGAGCTTCTTGCGGATGCTGAACGCCTTGGCAAGGCTCACGCTATGGATAGTGGTTTCATTGGCCATAATTTTACCTCTGAGGTAAAATATAGCAAAAATCACCGCACATATTTCAGCTTGCAGTATAAAAGGATAGACAGCAGGGTAGTCGCAATCCCGTAGTTGAAATACAGGGGCAGGTGCAAAGTGCCGTTCACGACGTCGCCGTATGCGACATATTCGGCAGTAGCGAGGTTCCCGACATAGGACAGGGCCAGGAAACCCCAGGAAAGCTGGCTCGCGTCCTTGGCGCGGAGACAGGCGATGACCTGGGGCAGGAGACATACGGCAAATGCGACTGAACCGCAAATGCCTGAGAAATTGGAGAACAGTTCGAGCATAGTCCAAATATAGAAAAATGGACCGGAAGCCGGTCCATCTTTGGTTGGAATGTTGTTAGGAAAGGTCCGTCATCATCATGGCGCCAGGCGCCTGCTCAAGCATCAGGTCGAAGAACTTGTCGAAGCGCTTTTCAGCCCTGTCGTAAATTCCCTTGCCGTCAATCTTGACACCGCCAGGCATCGTGAAGTCGTCCTTGCTGAGGATTTCACCCAGCTGCATCTGTGCCTTCGCCACGCACATTTCACGGAAGTACGGGTTGCAGAAGATTTCGGACATCTTCGCCTTCATGAACACCTTCGCGATGGCCTTCCTCGGGGATTTCGGGGTCGGGTAGATGCGGACGATGTGTTCCGTCGGGTAGAAGTGGATGTCATACTGCGTGCCGATAATCTTCTTGTAATCCTGCAACGTCCGAAGCGAATTGGCATAGGTGACAAGGTCGAACTGGCCGAAATTTCCGATCGTCGCCCCGCCGACGGCCATTAGCGATTCGCCCGGGCCGACGTCCCATGCCATCATCGGGGAGAAGGTGTTGCCGTATGACGGGCTGATGTCGATGAACTGCATGCACTCGTCCGGGACACGGTATTCCATCACGCCCGGTTCGAGGTGGATGACGAGGATGTCCTGGTAAGAGGATTCATCGACGCTGGATTTCCAGAAGAAGTCAAGGCAGTCCTGGATGGCCATGTGGATATGGCCCAGGCCGTTGTCTTCATCGACCACCATTTCGATATCCGTCAACGGGGCACCGAGACGGCGCTTGACCCAGGTCGCCATGTCGTCGCGTGTCATCAAACGTCCGCTACTCATAGGTTATCCCTCGAAGCGCTTGTACTTGTAGATGATTGTGCCCATCTTCTCGTCGAAGTCGGAGAAGATGTTGCCGATTCCGCCGAACTTCGCGAGGTCCGGGTGCTCGATGAACGCGTCGTCCATGCCCTTGAGGATGGTCTCCATGCGGGAAAGGATGGTCTCCTTGCCCGGGGCCCATTCCTTGCGGTCTGTCCCGAAATTGCCTTCCGGGACGAACGAGCCGACATCGGAAATGGACAGGTAACGCTCGGCGAGCCTGTCGGACGTGTCACGCATGAGGTCATAGACCTCGCCCATCAGTTCGTGCTCGAAATTGTTCTTCGCGTTCCAGTGATAGACATGGAACTCGTTGGCATACCCGAGCAAGTCGCATGCGGCGGTTTTCAGAACATCCGTATCGCTGGCCTTGGGGGCGCTTTCGGCACTTTCGGTCATCGGGATCGCATGTCCGCCGAGACGGGCCAGCCCGCGATCCATCTTTTCAAAGTTGTTGTCCATTTTTTCTTTCGTACTCCTCTCGGAAAACTTTTGCGTATTTCGCCACCCAATCCCTGGCAGCGGCCTCGCCGAGGTCCCGTCCCGCTTTCTCGGATTCAATCCACTTGTACCGCTCGATTTCCTCTCGCTGGGCATCAAGGAACTTCTTCATCTTCTCGCGATTCACGGGGACCCCCGTCGCTGGCTACGTTACTGCATGCTTTCCACGAGACCGCCAATCGGGTTGGTAGCCTCGGCAGCCTGCTTGGCCTTGCGGCTCTTCTTGGTAGTGACCTTGGCCGGCGCCTCGGTAACTACCGTTTCCGGTTCAGCCGGGGCTTCGGCGGCAGGCGCTTCCTCGGCCGTGGCTTCGGGTTCGACAGCCGCACCCATGCTCACCTGGGCGGTTCCGCCCTGGTCGGTACCGCTGAAGAACATCGGCCCGAAATCGACGTTAATGCCGAACTTCTTGATGGCTTCGGCATCGCCGGCTTCAAGGGCCTTCATGAACTCCTGGTATTCGGCAGTTTCGGCGACGACGCTGAAAGAGCTGGCGGTCGGCTTCTTGCTCTCCTGCTGGTGGGCCATCATCGCGGCAATGCGTTCACTTTCGTTTGCCGCTCCGGTCGGCTTCACGACAGGCGCCGGTGCGACGACATGGCGCTTCGCTGCGCCCTGTGCGGCGAGAAGGCGGGAAATTGCTGCCGGCGCATCGGATGCTGCCGCCTTGCGGGTAATCACCGGGGCGACGGATGTGCGCCCGCGGCTCTTGGAACGGGCCTGGATGGCAAGGAGTGTAGATTCTACGGTCATTTGGTTATTCCGGTTAAGTGTTAAACAGTAATATCCTACAGTTTATAGCAAGGCGGCTAGGCCATCACGGACCGCACCATGCCGTCAACGCGGCTGTTCGCTGCCTTGAAAAGCCCCATCGGGTCGGAATCGTCGTCATCGGAACTGTCGTTGCCGACATATTCCTCGGGCTGCTCCTTCGCAAGCTGTGCGCGGATAAATGCGGGATCGTAGGCGCCCGGACCGGTGAATTTCCGATACCCGCCTTCCTGCCCGCCCGAATTCATCGTGTCGAACATGGCATCGAATACGTTATCAGATGCTTCCGGCTCCTTCCCCGGGGTCTCGATGCGGTCATTCTCGTATTGACGGTCCTCGATAAACGCCTGCATCATCTGGTCGGGCGTATGGGGCTTCGGCATCACGAACTCGGGACGTTTCGGGGCGGGAACGGACGCTGCCGCAATCCGTTTTTCCATCACCGCCTTCTGGTGGGCAAACATACGCGCTATACTAGGATCCATCGGTAACCTCGAACGTGTTCACGGCAACCATCGTGTCGGAGAAGTTTGTCTTGACGCCGAACGCGCCGTTCTCGCCGTGATTGTAGAGAACGAAATAGAACGAATAGATGGTTTCCGTGTCGAAGTCGTATTCGTCCGTCCTGAACGTCTTGTGCATGGTTGCGGTATGGAACGTGAAGTAGAGACGGTTATCCATCACGCCCCAGTCGAACCAGACAGTACCCTTCGGGATTACCGTGCCGTCGTGGGCAGTGGTGTCCTCCGGGTTGTAGAGATACTGGAAAACCGTATCGCCGAGTTCCTTGAACTGCAAGGTGGCCTTGAACGTGTACGAGGACTCAATCAGGCCACCCTCGTTGTCGCCGAACCAGTCAAGTATCTGCGACCATTCCTTGCGCTCGCCGGCGACGCCGGTATTCTGCAGTCCGTCCGAAGCGTACCCGCCCGGGGCGTATGAGCCGTTTCCGGGAGGGATGGACGGGACGAACTCGCGGCTTGCCGCGTTGATTGCGACGAAGTCACGGCCCATACCGCTGAAATCCTTCGCAACATCGGAATCGTCATCGAACGTAAGGTGGAGAAGGTCAAATTCCGGGACCTCGGTAGGCCGGGCGACATCATCGACCACCACCTCGGTAAAGTCATAAATCGGGATGCGGTCGCCATTCTCGTCAAGGACATACTTGCCGTTATCGTCAACCTCGTACCCGACCAGCTGCGGGTTATACCCGTTCCGCGGGTTCCCGTTATCGAGCCCAAGGACCTGCGGGGCGGTGAGGAAGATGCGGCGGAGTGTCACATCCTTCCAATATTCCTCGTTGTCGTCGGCATACTGCTTGACGAGCGTCCTCGTAAACGTCTTCAACAGCGAATAGCCTTCACGGCGGGACGGTTCCACGGTTTCCCACAGCTGCTTCTTCTGCTGCGCAATCGCGTCCGGGTAAACGAACACCTGCAGGCTGTCGATTAGGCGCTCGTCGATGTTGAAGTCCATCTGCGCATAACGGATCATTTCCGGCAGCTCGTAGGGACGGTGATAGACACCGTGCGCCTCGATATTGTATTTCGCGTGGTAGAACTGGTATTCGTTGGAAGTCAGTTCCTTCTCGTCGTCAATCTGGTCGCCCGGGACACCAATCGTGAAAGGAATTTGACGTTCGAGCTTGGGAGCGAAATCGAACTCCTTGATGCGCAGGGTGCGGTAAGTGTTGAAATACGGTTCGATGTTTTCCTTCACCTGCCGGAAGTCGGACAGATTGTCGCAGAGGATTTCCAGCTCGAACTTGAAGATGTAGGGTGTCGGCTGGATGTCCTGAATCCACCGGTTCAGCGGTTCGTAGAAAATCCTGCGGGTATATGTCGGCTGCACGCGGCGTGCGTCGTCGGGAGCGGTTCCCGTGCAGCGGAGACCCGCGACGGGAATTGGCTGGGCGACCTGCTTCGCGCGGACCGTAGTTACCCAGTTCGCAAAGTCGTCATTCGTGTGGGTGACAATCGGGATGCGCACGGTACGGTCATAAATCTGCCGCTTCGTATCCTTGTACTTGTTCACGCGGAGATTGTTGAACACGTCAAGGAGGGCTATCTCAATCTTCTCGATTTCCCTTACGTAGTAGTATGGCGTCATCCCGACCCCCGGTTATTCCTTCGCCGGAAGAACGATGTTCGCGTATGTTTCCAGACCGCGGAGCGCGTAGTCGCGTTCCGAACCGGATGCGCTCTCTACAATGCCGGCGAGCTTGTCGATAAACGCGCCCCTGTCTTCGCCGCACTGGCTTTCGAGGAAGTTGATTGCCTCGACGCGGTTCCTGTCGGCCGTCTCGCAGACGACGAACGCGTCGGCAACACACTCGGTCAGTGCAGGACCCTTCTCGCGCATAATCTCGCCGAGGTCGTCGATAAACTTTTGCTTCGGATCATCCATATTGTAACCGGCTGTTTCCTTTCCGTCTAGTTTATAGTTTTCCGGTGGTTTCAAAACGAAACAGGGCCGGCGGAATTACCCGCCGGCCCCTAACCAATCAGAATCGCACTTGCTATGCGATAGTCAGCTTCCTCGGCTCGGCAGAGACCCTGTTCGGAATGCTGATGGTAAGCAGGCCGTCCTTGTAGGCAAGCTCAGCCTTTTCGCAGTCGAACTCTTCCTTGACCGTGAAGTCGAGGGTGTAGGTCAGCTTCTGGCCAAACACGTCGCGAGGAGCGCTCAGCTTGAAATTGTTGCCTTCAAACGTGCAGGAAATCGCTTCCTTGGCCACGCCCGGGAGCTCAATGACGATTGTCGCGCCCTTGTCCTTGTCGACATGGCTGTAATTGGACGGGATTGCCTCGGTGGCAACCTTCACGTCCTTGGACTGGTCGGACGCGTCGGCAAGCAGGTTAAGGACGTTGTTGAAGAAGTTGAAACCGAAATTGGAATTGAACGGTTGAATCATAGTTGTTGTTTCCTCTTGTTGTTTTTGTTCTGCACCTTACTAGCAAAAACCGTGCCAAAACGAAAGACCCGCGCCTTGCGGCACGGGCCAGGTGAGGTACAAGCCAAAGGAGATTAAAACGCTAACCTCACCTTATCGCAACTTGATCTGGTCCTTGTAGTCTTCCTGAGTGATGGGAGCGGTGCCGTAGGACGTGGCCGTCGTGCAGATGGTGTAGCCGTTCTTCTTGAAGTAGTCCAGCATGGCGTTCTTGTCGATCTCCGTCTTGGACTCGGCTTCCTTCCTGTCATTCTCGGCGGACTTCCCGTTGGGGTTGTCCTTGAAATCATACTCCATGCGGTTGTAGTTCTTCTCGCCACGACCCGGAGTATTCATCCAGTAGTTTTCCTCGATAAAGTCCTCCTGCGCCTTGGAGAGAAGACCGTTGGTATGGAGCTTCTGTTGCTTGTAGGCACGGTTGAGGAACTTGTCGGCCTTGCCGCTCTTGATGTCCCCCACGGTAGGGAACACATCCTGGCAAGCGACAAAGATGTCGCGTTTCCAGCTGTTCTGCTGGTTGAAATTGTAGCCCATCATGTTCAGGACATTTCCAGGATTGATATTGAGCGCCATCGCCACTCTCCGTAGGTTTTACGGAATCAGTTTATAGATCGTGCCGCGCATCCCGGACGAGGTCGTCCAGTTCGGCATGTTCCTTGCCGAAATCCGGGCTTTCGATGTTGTCCGGGTCATGCTTCTTGTCCGGGAAGGCCGCTTCAAGCACGCCGACAGCATTGTCGATTTCTCCCATGGAGCCGACTTCGGCCACGGCAGCGCTCTTCTTCTTTTCAGAATCTTCCTTCACCACGCCAGCATACTGATCCAGTGACGAGCAGGTGGACAGTAGGTTGTCGTTGAGGCTCGTGAACTTCATGCGGGCAGCCTGCTTCTTCTTCTTTTCCTTGATGGCCACGAAGGCCCAGGTGGCGGCGTTCGCAAGGTAGTAGTAAGGGTCGCACTTGCCGTTCTTCGACTTCGCCTTCATCTTCTCGGGGTCGTAGTTGTGGCAATAGAGGATCATGTTCTCGATTGCATAGGCCTCCATTTCCTCCTTCCAGTCGGCGGAGTAGGAGTGCCAACGGCCGTCGCAGATGGTCTTGGTAACGACAATCTGGATAATCTCCCCGAGCCAGCGGTTGACGGGGGCGGTCTGCAGTGCGTAGAAATTCGGGTTCGGGTTGCCCATCGCGACCGCCTTCTGGTAGGCGGCGTTGTGGTCGGCCTTGTGTTCAAGGAGCAACCTGTTCAAGTAATTCGGGTCGATGTGACCATAAATCATCGACTGGCGGGTCTGGTGCCCGTCCTTGTCGAACTCGGGTTCCATCTCGACTTGTACAGACTTTTCGCTATTCTTGGCCATAATTGGTGGTCCTTGTTGCTGCATGAAAACTAGGTTTTAGCCTAGTGGCAGGCTGCCGAGTTATACATCTTGGCAAAGTCGGCTGCGGACATCGCGGTCTTGTAATACCGGAAGCCCCACACGCCGCGCATGCCGACGATGCCGTCGTCAGTCCGGTTGCAGAGGAACTTGGTGCTGTCCGTGATGCGCCAGCTGTCGTAGAGGCTGTCCGGGCCGAGGATGGAAGTATATTCCATCGGGACCTTCTCGCCGTAGCCGTTGCGGACCGCGAACGACCAGTTGTCGTCAACGAGCCCGAAGCCGTCGGCAAGGATGTTTTCAAGGCTCCGGTTGTAGGCCATCTTGTTCTTGCGAACGTTCTCGGAATCCTCGGGATAGATTTCCTCCGGGACCGCATGCGGGATGAACCACGCATCGTGCGTAGTGTGCTCGATTGCCTGCCCGTTGGCATCCTTGACAGTATTGCCGTTCCCGTCCAGCTCGACTACGGTAACTTCCTTGTTGTATTCAACGTCATCGGCAACGGCCGCGCCGGCCTTCTTGAGGTGCATCACATAGTATTCCATGCCGATGCGGGGATTTCCCGTCCCGACATAGCCATACAGGTGCCACCCGTCGTCGCGACGCTGCCAGAACGCAATAGTAAAACCGTTCGTGGCAGAGCTGGCAGAATATTCGTCGGTCATCTTGACCGTGTAATGCCGTTCGCAGTCGCAGTATGCGCGGCAGTCCGGGGACACGTCGCCCTCGGTATAGGAACAGTCCTTGCGGGTTTCCGTGGTCTCCATGGAGAACTTGCGCTCGTAATTCTCGTCAACGAGGACGCAGTCATCCAATACCGGATCTCCCGGCGTCCCAGAAATCGCCTTAATCAGCTCGTCGTTCGCGCCGTCGCTAATCCTGTAATCGGTGATGATTACCTGGCGTTCGCCGTTCGGCACCACCGACGCGCCACCGCACATGACCTTGACGGTCCTGCGGGCATGATTGAGATAGCAAGACGAGTTGAGGTAGAAATAGTCGATGTGGAAAATTCCGCCGCACTTGCAGAAGTCGATGTCGGTCTGCACGGTCACCGCACGGCTGAGGTCAACCGTATTCCCGTTGATTTCAAAGTCGTTCCCGAGAAACTCCCAGTCGCCACAGGTAACGCGCCAGAGGCCATCGCAGTTTTCACCCGGTTCACACACCTGGTTGGTAAGGACAACGAGGTCACCCGGCTTAACGGCAACGCCGCACACGGTCTGCGAACCGTTCTTGACTGGGACATCGTCGGAACAGACAACCTTGACGGTCTCGTTCACGCGGACACCCGGATCGATGAACACGCCGCAGTCAACAGGCAGCGGGGGATTGATTGCAAAACACGGGTTAGCGCCTTCGCCATACACCGGTTCGCCGAGTCCCTGCCAGTCGTCCTTCCTCACTTCCCAGAGACCGTCGGTGCCGTCGAACTGCGCGGCAAGCCACACGATGTCGCCTTCGCGGAGGGAGACGCCATCAAGCGTCATCTCGCCCTTGCGGTAGTCGAGACGGGTATTGTAAATCAGGCGGACGTAGTAATACTTGATATTTTCACACGGGCAGTCATAGCTGATGCCCTTCACATAGATTTCACTCCCGAAGCCGTCACCGGCGCCGGTAGAAACGTCATTGTTCGCGGTCCCCACTTCGGAAGTAGTAAGGGAAATCGGGCTCGTGAACCAGCAAGTTCCCTCGCCAGCGTAGTCGCCGTTACCTGTTGCCGGCTTGTTGTCCTCGTCGAACTTATACCTGATTAGGGACAGGTTTCTTGTCGTCGCGGAATTTTCGAGCAGCGTCGCATTGGCGCAAGTATCGCCATACCCGAGGTAGATTGAGTAGGTGGCGCATGCCTCGTCGCTGCCGAACATGTCCGGCGTAAGGATGATGGTTGCAGTCTGGTCTGCAGTCGAGCACGCCTCGTCGGAAAGCCCCTCATACTGGATGTCTTCCGGCGCGATGCGGATGCAATTTCCGTCCGCATACAAAAAGACGGCAAGGTTCGCGACGTTCGCCTCCGTCAGATTGTGGCAGTGAAGCACGACCTCGGCAACCTCGCCTACGCGGCTTGCAAGATTTTCGATGTGGTGGATTTCCGGGAGGCACTGCGCACCCGTAGTGCCGAACACGCGGAACTTGGGAAGCGCACGCATGCGCTGGCCGTTGATTGCGATGTACTCAATCAGGACTTCGAGGTCGAACGCGACATTCGGGTCCGGCATTTCGGCACCGCCGAGATACCGGAGTTCCCAGACCCCCTCGCTGACATTGGCCAGCTCGAAAAGATCCGTCTCCGTGTCGAGTTCGGCTTCGAGGATTTCCCTCACCTGTTCTTCGTCAGGGACGATTACTCCGATTGCGAGCGGGGCATTTCCGTCCGCCTTGAAAACTGTGCTGGTGAGGGTGAACTTTTCCATGTTACTGTGTCGGCTGCTGTGCTTGCGGTTGTGGTTGCTGTTGCTGCGGCTTGTTCTGCATCAACGTAAGTTTACTGGAATACTTGTCGATTGCGTCAGCCAGAGCCTTGCCCGCGGCACGGTAGCCGTCAACATACTTCGGGTTGCCGACATACATTTCGGGAATCCAGAGCTCAGGTTTGCGCATGCTGGTCACGACCTGGGAAAGCATCCAGCGGAACTTGTCGATTGTGTCGAGCATCGGCTTGGCCGACATCATGGCGTCATCCGACTTGAGGATGTCGATCATCTGGTCAAGCTGCTTCTTGTTCGCCTGAGCCTCTTCGGTCGTCATGTTGAACTTGGCGCAGTCGTTGTCCTGGTCATACTGGGCCTTCAGGCTGTCCATGTATGCCTGGCGCTGGCGATATGCTTCCTGTTCGTTGGCGGCACCCTGGTTCAGGTGATAGCCGGCAGCCTGCACCTGCTGCTGGTATTGGTAGTATGCCTCGGTCCCAAATTCAGGAACCGGACCCAGGGGCTGGGCAGCCTGTGCAGCAAACCCCGGAATGGCCTGGGGTGCAGGTTGGACCTGCGGTGCCGGTTGAGGCTGCGGCTGATAGACCGGCTGTGCCGGTTGGGGCTGGATGAAAGCGGACTGCTGCGTCTGCTGTGTACGGGCAGTAGGGGCGAAAGCGCCCGGGCGATGAGCAAATGCTTTTGAAGCCATGGTTTACCTCGTCTTTACGGCGTGAAACTAGGTTTCACCGCGACTAGACGAACCCCATGCTACCCAAGCTACCCATCTGGGAGATTGCGCTTGCGACGTCCGGGTCGATGCCGTGCGGCATTGTGTCCGCGGCTTCGCCGAGACCGTAGGAAACGTTCGGCGTATGAAGGTCATACTTCATCGGGCTCGCCTTGGCTCCGCGGGAATATTCAATCGGCGCGTTCTCGCGGGACGGATATTTCGGGTTGTCGAGCTCGAAGGCGTGGTCAATGTCGTTGAGTGCGCTGTTGACCTTGTCCATGTCAAGATCGCCGTTCGCTTCCGGGTCAACGTCCATCATGTACGTGCCGCTCTTCCCATGCAGGAAGTCTGAAATGGCCTCGGAAGTGATTTCGCGGATGTCGAAGTTGATGAAGTGGTTCATCACGGCATCGACGACTTCCGGGCGCATGCCCTGGACGGACTTGTAGATGAAGTTCTTCTTCTGCTGGTCGTTGAGTTCCTGCTTTACGTGTTCGCGTTCGGCATAGGCCTTCTTCAAGTTGATGTTGCACTGGGCAAGCTCCGCCTTCAAGCGCTTCGTGTCCTCGGAAACCGGGATGCCGGCGCTTTCGAGGAGGGCGGCCATGTCATGGACCAGCTTGTACATCTTGTCGGTAAGGGCATTGCCGCGCATGGTGTCCACGCTCTCGGTAATGGCCTGGTCAATCTTGCTCTCGGCCTTCGCGGATATGCTCTCGATAAGGGCGTTCAGCTTCTTGCCGGACTTCTTGCGTTCGGACTCTATGGCGGCATTCATCTCCGCGGCGAACGCGGCTTCCAGCTTGGGCCCCACGGACTCGGGGAGCTTCGACATTTCTTCTTCTGTAAGTATGTCCTTCAATACCATTTCGGATTACCACCTTATCGAGCGCTCAGGGCTTCAATCAGCACGTTCTTGTCGAACGTATTGAAACCGGTGCGGAGTTTGTAGTTCTTGCAGAACTCCCTGCGGAAGTTTCTTGCACAGTCCACGGATTCCAGGAGAACCTGCTTGTCGCTCTGCATTGCGGCAACGGACTCCATGTAGGAATCGAAGATTGCCGCTTCGCCATAGGACGGGTTGCCCACGACGTCCACAGTGACGAGCGTATAATCGTCGTTGACCTCGACCGGCCCGTCCTTCTTATTGGGATCGATGAGGTGGGCGGTCCCCGTGCCGCGGATAGAATAGCCCGGATGGTAGCCGGTACGGAGAAGGCCAGCAAGGCAGTCGCCAGCGGGCGTCCCTTCCGCGACGACCATTCGGCAAATCAGGTTCGGCCCTTCGAAATGGAGGTCCTCGATGACCGCGCAGGTCTTCCAGAGGTTCATCTCCATGATCGAGTAGTCGATAGGAATATTCTTCTTGTTGAGACGCGGGTGGTTCAACTCGGCGGCAAGACGCCCATACGGCACCTTGGTGCGGACGAGATATTCGACCTCGCGCTTGATAATCGGCAACGGGTACTTTCTTCCGTTGATGCCGATAGTATCACACACCAAACAGACACCATTGAGGATGATGCGCTTGCGGGGCTTACCGTCAAGGCCAATGCGGGAAAGCTCCTGCACCGTAACCGGGCGGTCAAGCGACTCGACAAAGTTCGTTGGTTTCAAAATCTGAGGCATCTTTCTGTCCGTTCAGGATTCGCCTGATAGTTTAGAAACTAGGTTTCCGAATTTCCGCCCAGCATCGAGCAAAAGTCGTCGATTGCGTCGTCCGACGGGTTGTCTATGATGCCGTCGGCATCCGGGGTGTCGATTTCGGCAGTGCCGAGGCCATCATCCACGGGCGCGGCGGGTGCCGGCTCGGACGGGAGACCGGGAGCGCTGTCGTTGAGTTTCTCGCTGCGGAAGATGTTTTCCAGCTCTTCCTCGCCGGGCTGCTTGCCCGGATCGACATTGGCGTTATTGGCCACGTCGTGAATATCCGAGGCCGGACGCTTGTATGAATTCGTGCCGACCTGGTCGTGCAGGCGCCTCACGGCCTCATCGGAAGCCGACTCGAACTTGATGCGCTGTGCGTCGAGGACGAGACTGGCTATTTTCGGCGACTCGGAAGCCGCCTCGATAAAGATGTCGAAACTTGAACGGGCCATGGTTTACCTTTTCGTTTGCACCCATAGTTTATAAACTACGTGCGGAACAAGGAGTTAAATCATGGACCACAAGACCCAGAAAAGGCTCATTACCGCCATCCTCAACGACGACGACAATGCCGTCCGCGAGATTGTTGATGTCTGTGTCGAGTCCGCATACAAGTCCGCCGTCGCGAAAGCAGACCAGGCGTTCTTCGAGTCTATCGGCACCAGCGCCGCGCAGCCCATGTAAACCGGGCTTTTCGGCCTCCCACTTCTAAACTATTCACATCAAACACCAAAGTGGTTACGCAAATGGCTATACCTGAACTCCCAATGTATGAAATGCCGACCGAAAGCGAGGTGTTCGCCATGATGGAAGCTGCCAAGAAAAAGGAATCCGAAGCAGCCAACACGAACAACGAACACCTTACCGATCCGTTCTGGTTCCCCGGCCAAAAGAAACTTGGCAGCGGCCCCTACACCGTGAACTCCATGCAGGGAGCGGTAAAGGTCCCGAAGGCCAACCTCCAAGGCAAGAATTACAACATCTTCAATGAAGATGCGCTCACCGACTGGCAGACAATCCTCCGCCGTCTCAAGGACAAGGCCAAGACTGTCAAGACCGGCTCCCCGAAGACCGATCCGTTCGGCACAGTCACCGTCGAAATCGGCGGCAAGACCGTTTCCGCGGCAAAGGTCGCCGAACAGTTGAAGGCTCTCCGCAAGACTTCCGTCACCGACAAGTCCGGCAAGACCGAGACGACTACCGAAGAACTCGGCGTCCCGCTCAAGACCCAGGGCAAGACCAACACGCTCCCCGACAAGAGCGGCGCGGTCAAGGTGAAGGAACCCGGCAAGGAATGGGGCAACAACAAGGAAAAGAAGCTCGACTTCTTCGACCAGAAGAACGTGAAGACCTATACCAACGACGGGAAGGTAGTCACGGGCGAGTTCCCGGCAAACAAGCCGGTAAAGCTCCATGACAACAGCGGAGCGGTCAAAGTCCCGAAAGCAAAACTCTAATCGGCCGGAGGGGCTATGCCGGTAACAGATACCCGCAGCAGGCCGCTTGCCCGAAACCCGATGCTAGTGCACCAGGGGTTCTGGCGCATATTCATCGGCCCGCTTCCCGTATCATACAAGGAAACCCGCAAGTCCCCCACCGACCCGTACACCTCCCCGGCAGCAGAAACGGTCAACGCGAACATCAAGAAGTTCGTGGCCCCGGGTCTCTCGCTCCATTACCAGAAGGAGCACCACTACCTGTTCAGCACGCGCATACCGGTCACCGAGAACAACCAGTTCGACAAGGTGCTCACCGTGAACATGTTCTGCGACAACAGGTTCGAGAACTACTGGGCAATCGACCGGTATTGCCGGACGGTCCAGGGAGGGCAGATTGGCGGCAATCCTATCAAGGACGTGAACCACAGGGTGTATAGCTTCGACAAGCGATACCGCAACCGCCTTACCTGGATCCCCTTCGTGGAAGTCCACGCCGCGGACGACGTGGCGCAGGAATACATGATATGGCGCTACGAGCGCTGCCGCATCACGGAGCTCAGCGACATCGACATCACGCCGGGCAACCTCGACGTGGCGACGTTCACAGTCTCGATGCAGTATGAAGACCGGAGGCTCATCAGGCTCCCGGAACCGAACGAACTCATGACCGCGATATGCGTGTCAAACGGAACTGACAGGTACACATAATGGCGGATAGAGGCCCACAGACCAATTCAGCAACCGGCAGCACCGGTGGAAGCGCGGCATACGCAGCGTCACAGGCCGCTACGCAGTCTGCCAACGTGCAGACGCTCAACACCTACCGTCCGTTCCACGAACATTACTTCGCCGCGTTCTACAAGTATGCACGCGGCCACATCCTCAACCGCTACAACGTAAGCCTGCAGGGCCCGTATGTCGAGGAGGCCCTCCGCGTGATGGACCTCAACACGAACATCGACCGCAACACCAAGGCAAAGAAGCTGGCGCACGGCCAGTTCCCGTTCAAGCACGAAGCCTTCAAGGCATGGCTCGACCTGCACTACGACTCGAGGAACCACCTTCTCAACATGCTCTGGGTAAGCCAGGACGTTGACATCGGGCAGGCGAAGGCCAAGATAGACAATTTCACAATCGACTCGATCAAGAACTCCATGCCATACCCGCTCATCACGAAGTATGAGGGGCCGGGCGTACTGAAACTGAAAGTCATCGACGACCCGTATTTCATGTGGTATCAGTTCTTCAATGCGCTCTTCAACGTCCAGTTCTCCACGCGAGTGCTGAAAGCACGCAGCACCTTCCAGAAAATACTGGTGTGCGTTGACGTTTATGGCGAAATGACCACCGCGATAGGTCCGGCGGAAAACGAAATGCAGCGGACCAACAAGGTCTATTACACATCGGACGACCTCGCCCAGGCGTTCGAGTTCAATTCCTGCGTCCTCGAAGCCGCGCCGAAGATGGGAACCCTCAAGAACCAGGAAAGCGGCGACTTCTACCAGTTCGACATTTCGTTCAAATACCCGAACACATTCCAGGGTACGTCAAAGTGCGAGCTTCGCGGCCTGCGCGACAACACCATCGAGGGAAGCCTCGCCGTGGGCGTACAGGGCGTGAAGGAAGACGTGGGTTGCTTCAACCGTTCGTTCTTCGAGGAAAGCCGCCCGAACCGCAAGACGAACATCAACACGAAGGACGAGAACTCCTCGCTCAACGCGATTAGCCATACGTACTACGACAAGTCGTTCAAGGAAAAGCTGCTCCCGGCGTTCGGCAGGCTGCCGACACAACTGCAGCAATACCCGGAGAAACTCCCGAGCGGGCAGCCCGTCAAGAACAGCAAGCCACAGGACGACTCCAAGAACCCGCAGACGGACTGGCAGAAAAAGGCCCGGGACGCTTTCCCGGAATACCGGGTGGAAGACTGGGATCCGAAACGCCGCGACCCGAAGGTCTATGCGCCGGGCAAGGCGCCCGTTACGCAGAACTCCGCCATCCAGTGGGCGGGCGTCCCATATCCCTAAATAATCGTAGATTGCTTGAAGAGGTCGCCCATGTTGGCCTCGGTCGCGACGAGCCAGTTGACTCCTTGCGCCTTGCACCACAGCATGGCGGCTTCCCATTTGGCCTGGTTCACCAGAACATCCATGTTCTTACGGTCGAACGCGGCCATTTTCTTTTGGAACCGGGCCATCTTCTTGGGATCGGTAAGTCCTCCCTTCGGAGGAGTTGGCGGTTTCGCTATGGTCGCATAGCTGTCCGGCTTAATCTCTATCAGATACCGGTCAACGAAACCGTCCTGATACTTGCACTCCAAATAGATGTCCGGCTTGTAAATCGACTGCCTCATATACAGAGGGGAGTAGTAGGAAATCCCGAACGGTTCATAGCCCCACAGGGTCACGAACGGGTTTACGTCACAGAGTATGAAGAACTTCTCCTCCCACGAAGACTTGAACACTGGAGGGGCGATGTCGGGCATATACTTCTGTGGGTTGCGCAGCTTGTATTCGCCCTTCTTGCAGTCGGTGTAGTAATTATGCTGTGACGACACTTGAATACCTCCGGGCATAGAACGCGCTCCGGGAGCCCGCCTTCTCGAAATATCCGGCAAATGCAGACGGAGAACTCAGCCTGGCCACACGGGCAGCGTCATAATCGTCTTCGAGCGTATAAGTGGCGACCTGCTCGGTATCGTCGATTTCGAGGTCCTTCCTGCCACCGGTAATGGGCATATAGTCCCCGGTGTCGCGGTAGGAAGTATCTACCGTCTCCATCGTCGCCAGCAGCTCGTTGGCCTTCTCCAAAAACTTCGGGGAAGTCGCATACACGTTCATCAGGCGGATAAGCTGATAGAACTTCTCGACATAGAACGGCTCGCCGGCAGCGTGCATGTTTTCCATCATGGCGATGACCGCGTTCTCCGCGTTCACGTCCATCGGCTCGTCGCCGGAGTTCACCTCGTTCTCGGTGTCGGTATTGCCGTCAAGCGCAACGATGGTGGAGACCGGGTCCGGGGCGTTCGGCGGGAGCTCCCCGTTGTGCTCGGCCTTATACTTCTCGATTTCGTCTTCGAGCGCGGCAGTGCTCTGGAACGCGGCCTCCTCGTCGGCAACCTCCCTGTCCTTCTTGGACTTCTTGATCCAGCTCATGATGAGGTCAATCGGGCTTTCCGGGTACATCGCACGGAGCGTAGAATCGCGGGGGCTGAGACCTTCGAGGTCGGCGTTAATGCACATCATGTAGATGTCGATTGCATAGGCGCTACGCCAATACTTGTCATCCAGGCGCAAGTCCTTGTAGATCTCCCTGCTCCGGCTCTTGACCTTCTCGCTGAAATTCGGGCAGGCATGCTTGAAGCAGTTGATCCATTGGCGGAACGAGTTAATCATGTCGATTACGGACATGCCGTAATACTTCTTGCCCTTCTTGTATTCCTCGGTATAGATGAGGAAACACGCGAAGTTGCCCAGCGACTTGATGAAGCCGGTGACATCAATCTTGTAGCGGAGCATCTCGGCATACTTCTTGATGAGGCAGCGGAGCGGCTTGATGAGCTTGTTGTACACATAGACTATCCACGATTCGAGGTAGCCGAAAGCCATGTCCACATACTTCTTCAAGTAGTTCCGATACATCTTGTCAACTGCGTTGGTCAGGTTCACCGGCGTAAGGAACGGGAACTTGTCCTCGATACACTTCACGATAGCGGCCGGGTTGTTCCTGATGTCGTTGCCGAAGTCGTCTTCCTGGCACCCGGTCAGCGCGGCAATCACGCGTGCGACACACGGGCAGTCCTGCATAAGCTCGATGAGAGAACTCCAGTCGATGCTGATGCCGATGATGGCAGCGCGTTTCAGGAAACCGGCAAGGTCGCGAAGGACATCCAGTATGCAGTTCTTGACCGCTTCCGACAGGTTGATTAGCGTATTCTCGACGCGTTCAAGCATTGCGTCGATGCGCTTGAAGATGACGAACGCCCCCTTCACTACAACCTCGATATAGCCATCAACGGTTCCCCAAATCTTGGCGAGCATGTCACATATTTTCTGGACGAAGTCGGAACCAGCCATGCCGGTAGAAAGCGACACGCCGGTGCTCAACCCGTTCATGAAGTTGACACCCTTGTTGAGGAGCGACACCGCCTGCTTGAACATGGGGACGTTGTCCTCCATGAACTTGAACACCACGTCGCCGCAGTCCACCGCGTTAATCGCGTCAGTGGCATTGTTCATTGATTTAATTGCAGCGCTGTTCTCGACAGACTGCGCAAACGAATCCAGATACTCGTAAAGGTTCTTCCCGGTCTTCTTCGTCTCGGCCTTCGCGGTCGCGCTTTCCGTCTTGCCGGAAGTTGACGACGCGGTAGAGACGGCAGACGAGCCATCGCTGGACTTGACCGCGGCGACGGACGCGGATGCGCCCACGCCGGCAGACACGCCGGAACCGGACGAGGAACTACGCGTCCTCGCGGCACGCCCGGAAGCGCCCGCCTTGCCCGACGCGGAAGCCGCGTTCTCCTTCGGCAAACATCCTTCGTTCTTAGTTCCTGCCATATTCTACCTACATGATATGCCGGGCCATCGTAAGGCTCGGGCTGGGAATGCCATCAAACGAATCCGGGGTCACAAGAGGCAAGCTCCCGTTGCCGGAGTTCTTACGGACATGGTTTACAATGTCCGCGACTATCTTCTTCTGGTAGTCGGTGTAATTGTCCATCGCACCGCCCACGACCTGAATGACCACGGCGCCCTCATTGGCCTTGTCGCCACCAACCCTGTAACTGCTGAACATGCCGGCATCGTTGCCGATTTCGACCAGCTGGACGAACCCGTCAGTACCGGAACCATCGGCGTCATCGAGAGAAATCTGCCCCTCGTTCTTGCCGACGATGAAATGCACGCAGGAATTGGTCTTCATCGAGTCCGTAATTGCCTTGCCGATACCGGCACCCTGCGTGTGGCAAATGATGATACGCGTATATACCTTGTCCGTGCGCTTGATATAGCGTTCGGTAGCGTGGAACTCGACCTGGACCGGCCCGTCAACGCCGTCGATTGTGCGCAAGTCGGCCTCGCTGCTCAACTGGGCTTCCTCCGGCTTCGGCTCCGGCGGAGGTTCCACCGTCCCGGTCCCGTTGAACGTATCGACGGTGAGCTGTGAGATGTGAGAAATCCCGAGATACTCGGAACCCTGCCCGATGCCGGTGTTCGCGCGGTTGTTGCCTACGGGCATGCAGGTAAAAATGTCAATCGTCGCTTCGGTCAGGACCTGCTGCACATTGGCGCCATTTCCTTCCTTGGCACCCATGCCCGCCTGCGCGTATGCGGTATTGCACTCCAGTTCGACCATGCCAGCGGCATCCCACGTCACCCGCGTATCGTTTCCCGCGTTCCTGATTTCGGACACGTGCGTGTTGCGGTTGTGGGTGTAGAAGTAATTGTCCTCTCCGAGGTTAGCCACGGCCACGTCCGGGTATTCGTTCACATAGTCAACGGGAAGTATGCTCGGGGTCGCCGACATGCCGTAGTAACGGCCACAGTTGATGTCCCCGCGGTCGAAACGGACACGGAGGAAATAGCCCTTCTGCGGAACCTGCTGCATGCCGCCAGTGAGCGCAGGATAGACATACGGCTGCTCGGAATCGTCCCAAGCATCCGTAATGCCGCAAACCTTGACGCGGACCGCGCCACGGTGCATCGCGTCCTGGCTTCCGCCGACAACTTCGCAGATGTAATAGTCTTCTTCAAGTTTCCGCATCAGTCTATCCTATGACCCCTTCCGGGATCAGCTTGGCCTTCTTCAAACTCTGTATCAGTGAATTTAGGTCCTCGATGACGCTCTTGTCACCGGACCCGTTGGAAACGAGCATGAGCCGCGTAACCAGGGTAGGCGTCTCGTCCGGGTTTGCCGAACCGAGCATACCGCCGGACATCACCGTCTTGCGCTCGACGTGCTTGGACACAACAATGTAGCGGTCGGTATAGGTGTAGTCGGTCATCGGGCCGCTGGAACCAAGATCGGGCATCATCGTGTATATGCCGAGGCACGACCCGACAACCGGGCCGATGTCGTTATACAGCTCAATCTCCATCACCTTGCCGTATTCCGCGGATATGCGGTCGCGCAGCATGGTGGCCACCGGATAATACTTGTGCGTATTTGCCGGGAAGTCGGAGACCACGGTAAGATCGCCATAGACGTCCCTGTTGTCGCCATTCTCGTCGCTGCCGAGGTCGTAGTCGGCACGGGCGCTGTCGGTGTCCTTCGCACCAACCTGGGAAGCGAGCTCGCCGAAGCAGTTGGACTTGCACGAAGAAATCTCCGCCTTGCCACCGGTCACGGAAGATGTTACGATTTCCGGGAACATCGCGGAGCGGAGGTCGCCCTGGATATTCCCCTTGTGCTCGTTGCTATACATCCACAGCGTCTTACCGGAAGCCGGGTCAGTGATGCAGTTACCGCCCGTGGCCTGCTTGGCGTTCGGGCTGTACACGCAGTAATCGGCGCATGCCTTTCGGGCAGCGGAATATCCGGTAAGGAACACCTTGCCCGTGCGTTCGTCGTAACCCCATACGGCGTATTCCTGCGGGATGCAGGAGTGCTCGATGATGTCGTTGCCGATCTCCACGCTGTCTGCGTTGACGAAACGCCATACCATCGAGTCCACCGGGGTGACGCCGGTCGGGGAAATCCTGTCCTCGACATTCTCGATGCCGAGGGTCTTGAACGCCTCGCGGAACGCATCCACGGAAGTCGCCGCAGGGACGGCGAACGTGTGCTTGCTCATCATTGCGGGTACGCCGACAGCAAACCGGCACGTAATGTGCATCTCGGTATCGTTGACAATCATGCGGTTGATTGACGATATATAGATCGGAATGGAGCTGTTCTCGAAATAGGAATGGCCACTGTCGGTAAACGTAAGCGCACCGTAAATGCCGCTTTTCAGCGTCGCGTTGAACGCAGTCGGGACAGCAAGGGTAAACTCCCCGCGCGGCAATCCGTTGAGCGGGAAATCCATCGCGAAATTGACAACGCCGTCAACTGCCGACAGGTTGCCCACAACTACGCTGATGCCTATGCTGGTTCCGCCAAATGCGTCCATTATACACCTTCCCCGCTATACTTGGTAACGAAGTCCGCGGCGCTTTCCATGTCGGGAATACCGAGGACCGTATTTGTCTCCACGTCGGTAATAGTACCGGACGTGCCGACGGATTCATAACTCAGCCAGTCGCCCTTGCCGACCGCGAGATCGCCCATGACCGCACTGACCGCCTTGTCAAGCTGGCTATCGGGAACCCCGCGCATTTCCAGTTCCGTCCTTATCGCCTCGTCGGCAGGACGGATGGTCGGGCGCAGCGTGAGGACGTTGCGGATGTTGTTCGCTGCCGCAAGCAACATGTACATGCCCGGGTCGCCCATTATCGCATTGGCGACAAGGTCCATGCGCCCGGCAAGGCCGTCGTCAATCCTGGCCGTGCCGGAGAGCTTGAAGTTGGTGTCCCAGAGACGGGGGAACTCACGTGCCATTACTTCTTCCCTCCTTTATCCTTTCCTGCATACTTGCCGAACATCTCATGGCCGAGGAACGACATATACTGCTGGCCAGGGCTCGGGATGAGCCACGGTTCGAGCTTGATGCTCGCCTTGACCCACAGCGGGAGGTGCGCACCGCAGATTTCGGAAATGAACTGTTCGGACGACGTCTCGAAATTCACGTTGGTAATTACCATCGGCTGGAGGTCGAGGGTGTGGCCAATGCAGAGACGGACCGGCAACGGGGCAATCGTGTAATGGGTGCCCCACAGGTTCCCGGTAAACTTGTCAATCGTGTCCGCGGCGGACTTGGCGAAATCGCTACCGGACGCACCGGCAACCGCGCCAGCCGCCGAAGCGGGAAGGTCGTAGCCAGCGCTCGCGAGCTCGTTCTGCCCGGTCGTGGCAACATCGGTCATCAGCTGGCGGATGTTTTCCGCGATGCCCTTCTCGGTAGCGCGGAGATAGGTCATCCTGACAAGGCGCTCGACACCGACCATGCACGGGATTTCCTGCTCGGGGAGATACCACTGCACCTTGATGTCGTAGCTCAGGTTGATGTTGCCTTTCTTGAAGCTCTTCAACGTGGACGTTCCCACGCCGTTGCTCATGATACCGGCCTGCTCCGCAACATGGAGTGCCGTCCTGCGGGCGGCATCAACATTTTTCAGGGCGGCAGTCCCGACCTGGTTCAGCGTGCGCCCGATGCCGGTCTTGTCGGCAAGCGCAGTGACCGGGGAAGCCATCTCCCTCAACAGCTGGACAGCGCCGGCAAAACCGCCTTCGCTGCGGTTTCCCCATTCAGCGGTAACGCCGAACGACGGGTTGGCGCCTTCGGTCATGATGCCGTAGAACGGGAGATACGCGTCCGCCCCTGCGTTGGCGTTCGTCACGGCAGCGCGGACACGGTCAAAGATACTGTAAAACGACCCCAGGTATTCCCTGCGGACGCTGGACGGGAGCACCTCGATACGCACCACGTTGGGCTTGGGCGTCCTGTCGGAAAGCGCGTTGCGTTCGCCGGTGTATTCGTCGCCGGAAAGAGACCCATTAGCCCTGTCAAGTGCAGCGTTCTTGACGTTGTCCCTGGCCTGGTAACGCATGCCTCCATCATACAAATCACTTACGCGCATATTACATTCCCGTCATTTGAGTGTTCAACTGTCTTCCGATTACGCTCATATCCTGGCGCATCAATTCGTGGTAACGCGGATCCATCAAGGATGCCGTCATGCCGCCAAACACGGACTGCTGCATGAGGGACGCGTCGAACGGAGCACTATACTCGTGGTCCTTCTCGATAATGTCCTCGGAACCCTCCACCTTGCCAGCCGTAGCGGCAGCCTCAATCTGCGCGGTCTCCTGTTCCGCCTGGATGCGGGCCTGGGTCTCGAATACCCAGTCGTGCATCTTGTTCGGGTCGTAGGTGGACGCGAACTCGGCCATGAGCTTGAGGACATCGTCCTGCGCATCTTCGAGCTTCTTGTAAGCCTCCTCGGATGAGTCTCCCCAGAATTTGAGCTGCCCGCCAAGACTATTGGCGTCGGCATAGTTGTCGGATGCTTCCTTGATGCGCCCGATAGCATCCTTGGCACGGTCAGTGCTGAGGAACTTGTCGAGGACAATGTTCGAATCGCCAATGTCCGGGCGCTGCTTGGCAATCTGCTTTGCCTGGCTCTGAAGACGGCGATGGATGGCGCTGTCGAGCATCTTCGCCGTATTTTCCTTCTGGTCGGCAAGACCGTCGCGGTAGTCGAGATAGCCGGTAATCGCCTCGCCGATAGAGTCCGGGGACCCCTCGTTGATGAAGCCCATCTTCTTGCCGATGAAAGTGGTTCCGCCAAACGCCAGCTGTCCGGCAAGCGCACCCCAGCCAACAGGGCCGGCTGCAAGGCTTGTCGCACCGAGGGCGGCATCGACGCCACCACCGATGAGCGTATTCTTTGCACCACGGGTATCACCGCTCTGGTAGCGGTTGAGCGCTTCCAGACCGGATGCACCTGCACCCACGGCAACACCGAGCGGACCGAGAACCTTCCCGACCTTCGCCGCAGCGGCGCCGGCCTTCGCGAGCGGGCCGG